TTGGAAGCATCACCATCATTATTGGAAGCATCACCATCATTATTGGAAGCATCACCATCATTATTGGAAGCATCACCATCATTATTGGAAGCATAACCATCATTATTAGAAGCATTGTGTTGTGTAGATTCTAATTGTATTTTAATAGATGAAGGATTATGATCATCTTCTATAAAATTTTCTATATTTTGTATATTTTGTATATCACATGATTTAGGATTATCTGACATTAATATATATATAATATTTAGTATTATTTTATATATTTATGATTATTTTATCAATTTTTATCAATTAGTAATATCTTGATTTTTTGAGTAGTATCTTGATTTTTGAACAGTATCTTGATTTTTTGATCAGTATCTTGATAAAAAAATAGATCTTGACAATCTTGACAATCTAAATAGTAAAATTGAAAAAAAAATTAATTATATTAAACAAAAAATCTAATAAGAAACATTAAATGAACAATATTGTCAATAAAATTAGAAAAAATATTTTTAATAATAGATCTATTATACCTATTCTACCTATTCTTAAAATAAATACACTAAAAAATAATCCTGCTAATGATTTAAAATTTTATACAAAAGAATCAAGTAGTGAATCAAGTAGTGAATCAAGTAGTGAATCAAGTAGTGAATCAAGTAGTGAATCAAGTAGTGAATCAAGTAGTGAATCAAGTAGTGAATCAAGTAGTGAATCAAAAGCTAAATCTAATATAATTTGTTCAGAATATCTTAATTATTCAGAATATCTACCTTGTCCTGATGGTTATAATCCAATTAATATTAAAATACAATGTTTAAATAAAACATCTTGTAGTAATGGATCAGGTATTAATCATAAACTTCCAATGATTGATCAAAGTATTAGAGTAGAAAATGGTTCTGAAATTATAATTAAACTAAATGAAATAAAAAAATTCACTCATATTGGTACAGTTGGTTCGTATTCATCATTTTATATGTTAGATAATGATATTATAAATAATGTAGATTCTTCATGGTGCAAATGGTGCAAATGGTGTAAAAAATTTAATCTATACTATCGCAATGAACAAAATAAAAACTATATCTATATAGGGAAATTTAATGGAAATGTTTCAGATCATGATTTTAAATTAAATGATCTGAGACAATATATAAATTATTATGCGAATCCAATAAAATATCTTAAATTAGTTCCCATTATAAAAGATAGTAATTATTCTTCTATCAATATGTCAATTGGATTATATGATTTCACTAATAAATTTGCATATGATGAAGTATTCTTAGAAAAGTTAAATATAAAAGATTCTTCACATTATGTGAAGTATGATATAATTATACCAGATATACAATATGCATAAAATTATTTAAGCTAAATAGTTAGAATATTTTCATTCTTTTAGCTTAAATAATTTTATGTTTGTTTATAATATATATAAAATGTATAAGTTAAAATATGAGAAATACAAAGAAAAATATTTAGCACTAAGACATAATTTGAAAGGTGGTAAATCATTGGTTAATTTATTATATAATTTTGATAATAATGATTTTATCAAATGGTATACATATAAAATAGATGATGGATTTAATGCATATGAAATATTTAAAGATTCATTTTTTTATGATAAAACACCTTTGGCTTATCAATTAGTCGAGCAACCATTATCTATATTAGTAGGTGCGACTAATATGAATACTCTAGATTATAATAGATTCAAGGATTCTAAATTATACACCTTATATATAGGTGAGAAAGATTCAACTAATGTAGAAAAACAATATGATATGTATACCATTGGATATCAAAATATATTTTCTAATATGGGATTATATTTAAAAGAATTTGTTAGACAAATTCATTTTGACACAGGTGTAACTTATTTTTGTTCAATTGATTATCTTAAACTTGCTGAAAATATATTAATAAAAGGTGGTAAAATTGTTTTTGATTTAAGGCAACACATGAGCACTGTATATTTCTTTGATAGAGACTTAAATATATTTACTTCTGAAGGATTATATGCAGAAACTCTAACAAAAGAGGAGATAGAAGATAAATATAATATTTCGATAGATATAAAAACTCAAATTATAATATCTAGAATAAAGAATTCTAGGTATGGTAGAAATTATCTTTCACCTCAAATTCAATTATCAATTATTGATAAAATAACACAACAACACTTTAAAAAAGATCCATATAGAGGTTATATTGATTATTGTACAAAAGAATATCCTACTTTAAGATTTGAAGAAAAAACATATTCATTTTCGAATTACACTTATCCTGTTCCAATCCGAACAATAAACGAAGAGCTTCATATTTATTCATATTGTGATACATTTGATTTTATTGTTAATTATATCATGACTCTTGATGAAAGAATACACTATATTAAATATAATGTTTTATCAGTAGAAAAAATAGATATTTTAATAGATAGACTTTTTTCTAATAGAAGATTATTAGAATTGTTTAAGATTAAAATAAATTTAGTGAGGAATACAGATCGAATGATAGAATATTTTATATATGATGAATTAATAAAAAGATATGAATATATAGAAGGAATAAAAATATAATTGAATAAAATTTTTATTCAATTATAAATATATAATGTATAAGTTAAAATATGAGAAATACAAACAAAAATATTTAGCACTTAAAAATTATTTGCTTACTAATTCAAAATTAAATATGAAAGGTGGTAAACCATTAAATTGTATATCTGCTGAATTTGATCAAAAAGAATTTCCTCATGTATATACTGAATTAATTGCCGAAGGTTATACACCATTTGATATATTTTTAGATTCATATTATAAGCATAAAATCGAATCATTTTCTATATTAGTAGGAGCTACAAATGAAGACCCTAATGATTATAATAGATTTAGAGATTCAGAAATATATTCTCTATATATTGATAGAGATAATTCATCACATCCATACAGACAATATGAAATGTATACCATTGGAAAAAATTTTATATTTTCTGATATAACAAAATTTCCAGCAGAATCTGTTAACCATATCCATTTTGACACATATGTTGCTTGTTTGTGTTCAATGGATTATCTAAAATTAGCAGAACACATATTAATACCAGGAGGAAAAATTATTTTTGATTTAGTGCAAAAAGAATGTTTATTATTAGATTTTGATAGAAATTCAAATACATTTAAATCAAAAAGAAGTCCAATCATCTTTGCAAAAAATTCATTAGAAGAAGATTATAATGTTTTTATTAATACAGATACTAAGATGATTGTACGTCAAGTAACAGATTTAAAATATGGTAGTAATACTCTTGCACCTCAGATTACAGTATATGTTATTGATACACAAACAAATAAACAATTTGGTTTTGATCCATATATAAATTATATAGATTATTGTGCGAAAAAATATCCTCGTCTACAATTTGAAGAGAAAACATATTCATTTTCGAATTATACATATCCAGTACCGATTCGATTAATAAATACAGATCTTCATATTCGTTCATTTAATGATACATTTGATTTTATTTTTAATCAAATCATGACTTTTGATGAAAGAAATATATATATCAGGGAGAAAACTTTAACAATAGAACAAATTCAAAAATTTATAACTAGGCTAATAGAAGATGATAAATTAAAACTAACATTTTATAATCACAGAAATGATTTTAAAGAAAAATTAATTGAAATAGGTATTAATACAACTGAATTAGTAGATGAACAAAAATCAACAAGTGATGATATCATAAGACATTTTATTATTGAAGAATTATATGAAAAAAAATATCAATATATTGAAGCAATAAAGCAATAAAGAGATAAATTTAAATTTTTATTTAATATCACCACTATATTCAATAATATTTTTTAAATTAAATAATATTGTTTCCACATTAGATAGAGTACAAACCTTATCCGAATATAAAATTAAATTATCAGCATTTTCAGACATAGTATTAAAAAAATGATTAGTAAATCCAAAAGGTATTTTATTTAATTTATATTTGGCAATATCTTCAAAACATAACAAACTATGCTCCATCATTAGTATTAAATATTTGATATGTTTAATTCTTGCAGCACCAATAATATATATTCTGAGATACATATATAAATCTGCACCTAAATCTTCAGGATTGTTTGAAATAATAGCTAATTGTTGAACAGCTAATTTCCATATAAAATCCCATAAACTAAAGATGTTATGAAAAAATATTTCATCAATATGTTTAGCGAAAGATATAGGAATAAATAATAATTCATTTGGATGTACATATATTTTACATTTATTTGAGATAAAATCATTTAAACCATCATATCCAATTTTTTTTAGTTTATCAAAATCAATATCTGGTTGATTTTGATCAGATTGTGTGATAATATTATTAATTTTTTCTCTTATTTTTAGTAAATTATTGGAAAAAACAATATGATGTACATAATTATTAATAATACATGGTAAAATTTCATCAATATTTGATTCAGTTGATAATATATAAAATTGATTATTTTTAGTATCTTTAGTATGTTTATTTAAAATATCAAGTGTTGCTAATCTGCATTCAAATAATAAGGATTTGAAAATAGAAATAAACTTATTAAAATAATTAGTTGTTTTAGTAGTGGATTTAGTAGTGGATTTAGTAAAATTAAAAAGATTAGTGATTTTAGTATTAGTTTTGTTGCTTAAATCAGTTAAATCAATTGAATTAGTTGAATTAGTTGAATCAGTTGATTCAGTTGATTCAGTATCAAAATCTAATAATAATTTCAATAAACTATTTATTTTTTTACTAGGTATAAAATCAATTTTTGTCCCAATCAAATTATCATAATCAATGATACTATTAAATTTTAATACTTGTGTGTCAAGTATATGATTATTTAAAATATAAGAAAGTTCATCATCAACACAAATATTGTCAATAATTTGATACATATTTGAATGAATACTATTAATAAAATATAACATATCAATTGGTCCAAGGATAATATCACCCATTTTGTCTATTTTAACCATTAAATTTCCCATAATACATTTGTATTTGAGTGTTAAATATGGATATAAAATATAATAAAGTTGATCAGTTTCAATAAATTTAGTATCTCTATAAAATGCGAAAATATTATCATTTAAAATATTAATGGAATTTAAATTAATAGTTAATTCTATTTTTTTTATACAAAACTCATAATGAGATTGACAATTTAATAATATGGTATTAATATATGATATTTTATTATTAAAATTATTTTCTAATATCTTACCAGATAGTATTTCATTAAATGTATTTTCTAATAATATTTTAACCATATGTAAATACTTATTGATTGTATTAAAATCATTTATATCTGAAATACATTTATGTCTGATATTTAAATTAAGTTGGGTATTTTTTATGATATTATTATAATAATTAATAATGGATACAATATTGACTTTAGTTTCGTTAAGTTCTTTACCAAGATTAATTATAATAGATTTTTGATCATTATAATTAGAATTATTTGTATTTGTATTTGTATTTGTATTTGTATTTGTATTTGTATTTGTTTCAATAATTATAAATGTTTTATTATTCATATTTAATATTTGATATTAAAATATTCTAATATCAAATATTTATTTAATTGGTAATATATTTATTGACAATATATTAATTGGCAATTTATTTAATTTTATCCCAAAATACCTTACCTTGTTGAAGAGATAATCTAGTGTTATTATTTTGAATAAATCCAATTTCCCTGTGGTTACCAACTATAAAATAAACAAATTGATCATTCATATATATATGTCCATAATGATCACGATTTGATCCAAAATTGCGGAATGAATAATCGTATATATATGGATTTAATTGATTTTTATATATTTTAATATCTGCGTGTTTAGATTTCCATTTACCAGAAATATCTGGAATTTTGGGAAAAGAATTTGATATTTTTTTCCAAATAATATTATTATATCTAAGTTCATTATCTACTAAATATGTTTGATTTTTTCGAAATTCACCTGGACCTCCAATAGCACGAGATGAGAGATAAAAAGAATTTCTAGTATTCATTATATTTTCTAATCTCTTAAAAATTTCTGGTTTCTTCTTCATTTCATTTATCTGCATTCGAACATATTCTATTTGTTGTTTGTCTTTTGATTTTCTAGAAGAAATCACTTGTTCTAATAATGTATATAAATCATTATCATCTGCATTTCTCTTAATAACATCAATATATGTACATGTTTCTATAGTTTTATTTTTATTATCATGCATAATTATATGTTCATTGAAATTTTTTCTAATAATATAAATAGAATGACCAGTATCTGATTTCCATAAACCAGATATATCTGATTTTACTGGGTAAAATACTTTTTTCCAATAATTCTTACTAGATTTCCAAATTATTTGATTATTAAAAATGATTCCAGAACCATGAACCTCACTAAATATCATATTATCACAAACATAAAAAAGTTCTGTTTTATCTATACTTAGTGGCTTCGTATTTATTGGATTAGGATTTACTTTATTTTCATTTCTTAACTCAGCATATGATGTACCCTTGTTTGAATGCCATGCACTAGTAAACACCCAACCGTGATATTTAGGATTATGTTTAATAAAATTATTTACTTTCGTAGCTGCTTCATTGTTAGAATATATTGGACCTACGTCTACTGTTTCTGTTATTGGTTTTGGTACTAATTTTGCAGCCATTAAAGCTACTGCATTAGCTACTGCTGTAGCTTTATTAGCTGCATTAGCAGCTTCATTAATTTTTGAATAATATGCAACAAATAAATAATCATAAGTTTTATTTTTCTTATTTTTTTTATTTGTTGGAAGTCTAACAATATCAATTAATTCAGAACTATTTGAAAATTGATATAATCCAGAAATATTAACAGGTTTAGGATACGTATGATCAATAAAATACCATTTAACTTTTTTTTTTCTATCCATTGTATTAAAATGTAAAGTATTATTAGAAAGTGTTGCTTCTGCGGAATTATCAGATGATATAAATTTATCTTTACCATCAAAAGTTAAATCATGAATTGTTTTATTAAAATCATTATGAAATATTCTATATGTATTTTTTTTTATTTTTATAATTGTTATATAGTGTCCATCGTATGAACGCCATGAACCACTCAAATTTTTAATAGAAGTAGATGGTTGTTTGGGTTGTTTATCGAAAAAAGAAGGAATACTTAAATCATCATCTAAATTAAATTCATCCATGTTTTAGTAATTATAATATATAATTACGATAAAAATATTAATTATAATAATATTAGTAAGATAAAATAAGTCTTTTTTTTGGTTAGTTGGTTATGATAAAATAAATTTTTGCTATTATTTTTGATTAGCAAATGATGCTATCCATGTTGACCAAGCTACAACATCAGATACATATTGTGTTGCTGCATTTGTAATAGTGATATCATCTAGTTTGATAATTCTATCAATATTAGCAGTGATATCTGGAAATCTTTTATAATTAACTTTAATATTGCTTTTGCTTTTTCTATCATTTTTATCAATTCGTGTGACAACAACATTGTCATTATCGCTGAGAGAATTACCAAATTTATATGGATTATGATTATAATAGTTCATTGTTTCAGATCTAATTGTTTTGAGTACATTGATGGTTTTGCATTCTGGATCTGATAAATCTAGAGTATAATAGAAAACTTGTAAGAAAGTTCCATCATCTTCATTATTTATTTCAGAATTAATTATATCTATGAAACTTGACCATTTACCACCATGTATATCAATATTTGTTAATTTACCATCATGAAATGCTTTTACAGATGCTGGATCAATAAATTTGGTCTTGACTTCTACATATGTATCATAAGTATTATCATATTTGTCACAATAAGCAATAGCATCTGACCATGGACGATCATTAGTTAATTGAATCAAATTTTCATCAAATAAAGTATTATTATTATGATTTCTGCATTTAGCTTTATAATTAGTAATTCTGGACTCCAATATAAGCTTACCAACAATAATAGGATCAAACCAATCACATGTATTGTTTTTACGTCTATTACGAAGTTCTGCTGTTAGAGATGAAATTGGTGTTGATTTTGCTGAATTAGCTGTATTTGTTTTGGCTGTATTTGTTTTGGCTGTATTTGTAGCTGTATTTGTAGCTGTATTAGTTACTGTATTTGTTTTTGATCTTAGTGCGGCACTGTATGATCTAGTAGGTGTAATATTATTCGCAGCATTATTTATAATTGGTTTATTTAATTTAGCAGATTTAGCTATCATATAATCAAAAATCTTACCTGTTCCGTATTTGCAAGCCATTCCAGTAATAGGCGATACAAATGTCCCGATAACTGGAAAAAATGTTGTTGAATATACGCTACAACCATAAAAAGCTAAATCTTCGGCAATAATTTTTCCGGCAATAAAAGCGCCGAATCTCAAAGCAGATGCCATACTTTCTGTTTCTTGATAGGTTGTTATAATACTCGAACTAATTTGATATAATTTAGTTGTGAGTATAATAGTAGCCATTGTTGTATCAGTTATATCAATTGTATTAGATATTCTGTTTGTCAACTGAAAAGGGCTAAAAATACTTTTGCTTTTTATATCAAATTGTTGTGTTGGTTGTATTTGTTTCTGATTATCATACACTTTTTTAATTGTGTTAGATATATATGCTGTTGAGAATTGATTATTATTCTCAATTGCACTATAAAAAGAATCAATTGATGATTTTGCATTTGTGATTGTCATAGGGTTATTTTCTCCAATTAGAACAATGGGAGTGTTATCAAATACATGTCTGCTACTTACATTGCAGAAAGAGCAAAAAGAGCAAAAAAGAAAGAGTATAGTGGTACAATGTTTATTCATTTATATGTTTTGCTTTCCGATATTGAATATATATCTAATATATTTTTTCAAAATTTTTATATGAATCATGAGATCATATAAAATCATATAAAATTATATAAAGAAAATACATCAAAGCCATTAAAAGTCATCAAAAGCCATTAAAAGTCATCAAAAGCCATTTAATTAACATTTTGAGCTAGTATTGGCTTACATTTACTATTATCATATCCATTTTTTCTAATAAAAGCTCTAAATTTGTATTTATTCAATGGTTGGAATTTATATTTAAGATTTGCAGCATTCTCATATTTAGAATGATATTCTTTGTATATATCAAAGACTGTATCAATACTTCTGATATTTACACATTCTGATTTTTTAGTAATCCAGAAATGTCTAACACTATTCATTTGTTCTTTATGTTCTTCCATTTATTTTTATAATATTTATATAGATCTTAATATTTATATATTAATTAGAACAAAATTTTCAAATTTTATTTGGATTTATTATTAGGAGGGACTGAAAACGGTAAAATAGATCTTTATAAATCTTGACAATTTAAAAAACTTCCAGGACATCTCGAAGAGATGTTAGGTTAGCAAGATGATAAATATAATTTATTATATTTATATATTTATCATCTTAGCTATACAATTTTTTAAATATGTCAAAGATTTATAAAGATCATATTCACCAAGGCTATATTTTCTTTATAAGATATAAAGAATTATAAAGAAAATATTTGCGGTAAAATAGATCTTTATAATTCTTGACTATTTTACCGAATCAAAGGATTCCTCATCAAATCAACAATTTTGTATTAGTAATTTATAAATGATATTAAATTTATTTTTTTGTTTTTTGTATCCATACTTGTGTACTAGCATTTAATCTATTTATAGTTGTTTTTATTTCATCTTCGGATTGTTTTGCTCTATTCACTTCTATTGGTATTTTAGTACTTATACTATTTAAATCAGAAATAATATCAGAAATTAATTCAAGTATACTATAATCTGCTTGTATTAGTTCAAAATCAGTAAATACGACTTTTAAATCTGTTGTATTAAAGCCAGAAATACGTATATCTGATGCATTATAACCTATTGATTTCAATTGACTAATATTTTTATTATTTACTTTATAATCATAATAACATTTATTGAAATCACTAATTGAATATATTTTAAAATTACTATTATTAATCATATATACTGGTATAGAATGTTGCAAAATAGTATTAATACCATATTGACCCGAAGAATTAGAACCACATGAAATTACTTTACCAGTACTAAGTAAGACCGCAGTATGATAACTACCGCAACTAATAGCGACAGCTCCAGTCAAATAATTAGAAGAATTTGATGGATCTTTCATATATACTGGTATTGAACTATTAGTAGTTGAATTATTACCTAATTGACCATAATAATTAGAACCACATGAA